TTGACCACCACTTAAATTAACTCTATAATTTCTAATTGTAGTGATGCCTGTAGTTGCACCAATAACAATACTCGTACCAGCACCTGCAAAGTTAACAGCACCAGCAGCACTATTGATTAAGTTATAAGTTGTTTGATCAGTATTAAAATTAGAATCACTGTGTAAAATAGGATCACTAAAAGTAGATACACCAGTTACATTAAGATTTTGAATTGTGGCTGTGCCTGCAATATTGATATCACTTGTACTTGCAAGAGAAACAGCTCCAGTCTCTTGACTAATTTCAAAAATATTACCAACTCTAAAGTTACCTAACTGGTCTACAGATTGGAAGAATACACGACCACCATTTAATTGTACAGCTTCATTAGATCTAACTGTTAATGTGGGATCTTGTGTAAATGTTTTTCCAGAACCAACACAACCAAAGTTATAACCAAATAATCTTAACTGTACACCAGCGCCATCACCACGAACACCAATCGTACCAAAATTAGAAGCAGCACCGATTGCTCTTAAATCTGCACCAAATTTTTGATAGTCTGCCCAAAGAATTGTGCTAGCAGTACCAACTTGTGTGCTACCGTCAGATTGGAAAATTCTAACATCTTGTGTTGATCCAATACCAACAGCATTAAAGATTCCAGATCCTTTTCCACTAATGGTTACATAAGCACCATCAACAGATGTAACAGTACCAATAGCAACTGCGGGGCCACCTTGATAATACTTAATAACATAATTAGTGGAGATTGATGTTGTAACACCAGCAAGTTTTAAAGTAGCATTAGCTGTGCTACCTAAACCTACGCTACCAGAGACACCATCAATACTAACGCTAGAGAAATAAGAAAAGCTATTAACCCATTCAGATCTTGCCCCGTTGGTCATCTTCAGGGCAGTTTGATTTGGTGTAATGAAAGTACACTCATTGAAGAGCATTGCTGGCTCTAGAGTGTTAGATTGAACCACACTACCGTCAATTAAAGCACCACGACCAGCAATCTTTGTTGTGGGATAATTATCTACAGTATCAAAACCATAAGGATCTGAAGCTGTTTGTGTTGAACCTCTGTTTAAAACAGTTACTCTTTCAATATATGGGCTTCTAGTGGTAGTGACCATGTTAGAAGCAAATTTAAATCCATAACCAGTATCAGTTGATGAATTATAATAAAAATTACCAATCGAAAGATCTTGAATGGTATTTTCACCATTCAAGAGAAAAGCATCTAATCTTTCTGTTCCTGCTGTTGGTTGAATGAAAGTAGATCTTAAACCATTACCACGTACAATAACCCCTTGTGGTACGGTTAATGGGAAGATTTCGGTATAAGTACCAGAACCAATTAAAATTGTATCGTTGGCTGTCGCAACTGTTAACGCTTTTTTAACAGTTGCGAATGCCGCTGAAATATTTTGACCGTCGTTTGTATCTAATCCAGTTTTTGTTACATAATAGGTTTGACCAGGATATCCACCGCCAACGTTAATAACAGTTTCAACACCACTTACGTCTTTTTTTAAGTAGGCTTTACCATCATATGTATTAATCGCTAATTCGCCTAATTGAAGATCACTGGTTGTAGGGATTTTGCCAGGTACTGCAGATCTTTTAATTCTGATTGGCGTGGACATGTGCCTTATTTCTCCGTGGTATATACCGTAGGACAGTATGTACTGTCACTATGCTATGAGTTATTTATCTTATACTAACTTTGGCTCTATATAGTTAAACAAGCATTTTAACATGAATTTCAATTTTATTGATACTGACTCAATTCATATTAATGATAATTTAGAGTTAGAAATATCCACTATTCCAAACACAAATCATAAGATCTTAACAATAGATAATTTTCTTAAAAATCCTGAAGCTTTACAGGAAATTGCTAGCCAGCAATTATTTGAAAAGGAAGTAAATAATAAAAATGGCAGTCCTGGATGGATTTCAATTACTAATTTAAAATTTAATCAAATTACAACGACAGCAACATATCTAAGCGACAATTATTTTGATTTTTTTCACAGTAACAAAATAAGTTTACAATTTAATTTGTTTGAAGGTGGAATGCCTTGTAAATATACTTCTGTTCTTCCACACGTTGACCAATCTTTGTGTGCGTTTCAAATATATTTAAACAACCCTGAAGATTGTTATGGTGGTACAAATTTCTATCGACATAAAAAATCTGGGTTAGAAGTTAACGTAGAGTATCTAGATTCAAACTTTAAAGAAACAGAATCATATTTAAAATTTAAAGATTATTTTAGTGAAATAAATCAAAATAATTATAATACAATTTTAGATTCTAGGCAAATTGATAATTCAGAGTGGGAGTTAATTCATCACGTAGAAATGAAGTATAATCGACTAGTAGTATATCCATCATACATTTTACACAGTGCATATATTGAAAAAGAATGGTATCAAGACACTAAAAGAATTGGTTTGGTTGGGTTCCTAAACTAAATATTACACAGTCATAGATTTATAAGATGTTTGTAGACAGTTTTATATCTAGCTTAGAGACTAATCAATACAATACATTGATAAACAATGAAATTGTAGATGAAGTTAGGGCATTGGAAGAATCACAAAATGCTCCATCTGCAATTTTACTTGAAAATAATCTAACAAACAACACTCACAAAGTTGTTTTTATAACTTTTCCTGATAACGGTCATTTTGATGTGTCAACATTGTACAGTGAAATATTTCAAAAAAAAGCTCAAACAGTATTAGACGTATATGAAGATAAAATTCAAATAGAGAAAGGATATAGCTTTAATACTTTAAATTTAGAAAATAGTTACGATGAAGATTTAACGATTAGGAAAGAGGTTAAATTAGCATTTGATGCTTGGAGTCCATACTATAAAAGATTTTTAGATTCTTGTTTTAATTGTTTTGATGGAGAAAGTGACAATTATTTAAACGGTCTCTATTCTAGCACAAACAAATTATATAATCGTTTAATTTGTCATGAATATCCAGATGCTCAATTTGATCGTGACAAAAATATAATCGAACAACTATGTGAATTATATAAAATTACAGAAACAAATCAAGATAAGTTTGATTTAAATGAAATCATTCATAAATTGCAGCCAATATTGGCAAAAGAAAATTTAAAATTAAATTATAGATTAATACAGTCTAAAAATCAATTTCAAGAATTTGAAATTATGATTTATCCCATGGTACATGATGCAAGAAATGATATATTTTATTTTACCCTAGATCATTTAAAAAATATAGAATTATTAAACTTTACAGTAGTAGAAGAATTAAAAAATTGGGAGTCTGATCGTAGAAAATTTGGACATATTTCTTTAAAAATAATCAAACAAGATCGTATAAGATTAGAAGTTTTAGCTTCTTATGGGGTGTTTTAATTATTGCTTGTAGCTCCAGCTAAAACTGACGTGCTTTCAATAGAAACAACTCTATTGTAACCTTCAATAGAGCCGCCACCACCTCCTCCGCCTCCGCCAGAGCCGCCGCCGCTGCCTCCACCTCCTGCTTGGCAGTTTCCACCAGGACCTTGACTGCCACTACTACCATCATTACCCCTAGCTCCTGCAGAACCCCAACCTCCACCAGATCCACCAGATCCGCCAGCGCCGCCACCGTTGCCTGGATTATTCCCAGCATCTCCTCCTGCAGCAGTCACTAAAGTAAGTGTAGAGCCATTCCAGCTATATCCTTGACCCACGCCACCATTTCCACCAGATCCACCGCTGTCACTTCCACCACCAACGCCGCTATCACAAGATTCACAATATTGCCAACCAGCAAAATCACAAGAAAAACCTCGTTTATTTCTACCTCCCCCACCTTCTTGTCCACCACCACCACCACCACCGCCAGATCCGCCGCCGCCATAAATTCCAGCACCAGTTCCAACAATTTGAATATTTGATAATGTTCTTAATGATAAATTACCAGAACTTCCACTACCTCCTGTTCCCCCATTTCCACCACCACCTGCGCCAACAGAAGTTGCACGATGACCAAAAATACCTCCAGATGTTAATTGAATTTTAATAGTAGAGCCAGCACCTGATGGAATAGTTAATGCTGGATTTGAATTTTGTGAGATAATAGAGCCATTTACATTAATGGTTTTTCTAATTGGTTGTGTATAATCAGATCCAAATAAACTTGTGCTGGCGTTTAAATTTTCCTCTACATTTGTAATGTTAGCAGTTATTGAAACGTTTACTCCATACATATTACTTGCAGAAATAGTTCCGCTTGTAGGAACGGAACCATTTGTTGAAGCAGTGGGGACATAAGTTCCATTCCTATACAGTTCACTCATAGAAACTGATCCTGAACCAGTTTCTTTTATTTTAGTTCTAAGTTCACTAAAAGAAACTGATCCCGAAGATGTAACTGGGTTGGTGACAATCTGTATGGTCATTTCTTTAAATTACTTATTTTCTAGTTTATCTAGTCTATTAGATAGTTCTTTGATCGCTTCAATAAGAAGAGGAACCAGTTTTTCATACTGAACCGTCAAGTAATCAGGATTTGCAGGTGCTGGTTTAACAGCTTCAGGAAGAACTGCTTGAACATCTTGAGCAGATACACCAGCAATTCTTTGATTTGAAGTAAATCCTAGGCTATATGCAAGATCATTAAAGTTGTAAGTAAATCCATGCAACTTGCAAACTTTATCAAGAGCATTTTCAATTGGTTCAATATTTGTTTTCAGTCTAATGTCAGAAGCAAATGCTGTAATATCACCAGTTACTGATAAGTTATTAGATGATGGATTGTAATAAATTCCAGCATCAGTATAAAGATTTTCATTGGTTGCAGAAACATTGTTACCATTTACAAAGGTTAGGTAGAAATTAGCATTAGTTGCAATGGCGTTAGTTTTAATCAGAGTTGCAGAATCAGCATTACCAGTAACATTTCCAGTGACATTACCACTAACACTGCCTGTTAATGGACCACTGAAAGACGTTGCGGTAATAGTTCCAGCACTGAAGTTTCCAGAAGCATTACGTTGAACAACATAATTTGCCGTATTGGCTGATGTCGCATTAAGATTAATTGTCTTACTTTCGCTGTTATTAAATGCAGTGCTATTTGTGATTGTTAATGCACCAGAAACACCAATGCTATACTGAAGTGCTCCGTTATATTGTGTTGCACTGACTGTACCAGCATTTAATTGACCAGTGAAGGTGGAGACTCCAGCAACTGTAAGACGATTAAGTGCCGCAGTACCTGCACTTTGTACAATATTATTGCCACTATTATTAAATGTGGTGATTCCTGTATGAACAGTGTTAGTATTATTCAGGAATGGTAATGTAGAAATACCACTTACATTTAATGTTGTTGGATTTAAAGTGTTAGCAACAACATTTTGAACAAATGTGGTTACACCAGAAACTCTCAATCTATTAAGTTCTGCGGTTCCTGCAGTTTGTTGGATATTATTAGCACTACCACTAAATGTAGCAATACCAGTTACACTTAAATTGGTTAATCCAATACCTGCTGTTCTTAAATTAGGGAACGTTGCAACTCCTACTGTTTGTTCAATATTTCCACGGAATGTTGAAACACCTAAACAATCAATTGTACCAAATGTAATGTCATTGAATAAACCACCATTATCAAAGGTAACAATACCTGTAACTCTAAGTTGCTGAACAATAGCACCACCATTTCTAATATCAAGAACGTCTCTTGGAATTGATGTATTAATACCAATCTTATCTGGTGTAATTACAGTAAGATTGGTTTCTTGGCTAACTAAACCAAATCTCTTCCAGTTGCTAGCACCAACGTTTACCCAACCAAGATAACCACCTGTAGTAGATGAAGAACTGAATACAATATCTCCTTGCGTTCCACTATAAGCTGGTGTAGAAATTCCAACGGTTAGTGATCTAGTCTGTGCAGCATTTCCCTTCATTAAGAATTGAACTGCCTCAATACCAGATGCAGAGTTTGAAGTTACTTTATTATAGAAGTTTAAAGGACCTCTGAATTCAGAGGATTGTACGTTACCACTACCACCATTAACCTGTAAAGTATTGGCAATCGTAACATCATCATAACTTACAGAGAGGCTGGAGTCTGCTTCGCCAACAAATGTTTGAGTAGGAATATTAACAGAGACTTCCTCGCCACTAACAGGATCAATAATCTTGTTACCAATGTAGAACTCACCAGTATCATTTGTACCAGTGTAAGCTACTGTACCACCATTTTGTGAAATAGATTGGGTTAATAACTGCTCCTCTCTGGTAAGGTTTCTATTTTGTCTTTGTGGTAAAGCAACAGAATAGTTACCATGACCAAAACCAACATATTCAAATGTATGACCAGATGCACGAAGAATACTGTGTCTTCTTAGTTCAGTTGGAACTACTCGGATTCTTCTTAATGTAGAGTTAGCATCATGAGATTCTGCCTTTGTGCCAAACTGTCCTCTAAGAATATTTGCAGTATTAGTTGCAGTGCTGATACCACCAGAGATTCTCATAACCTCATGGTCAACCTGTACATAATCACCAGTATTAAATCCAACAATACTTGCTAAAGTAATTGTGCTAGCAGTTGTGGTTAAACCTGCAGAAGAAATTGTACCAATACCTGCATAGAATGGAATCATTCTACCGCCAAGTTTTTCATTAATTTGGCTGGTATTTTCATTTTGTGATGCAATAGCATTTCTAAGAAGAAATACACTTCCCCCAGTAAATGCAGCGGTATTAAATCCAGCGCCAACATAGAAAGTAAAGCTAGTAATTCCCAGTCTTTCTTTTAATGTAAAGGTTCCATTGTAAACTGTTTGCGCCGATCCTACAATAGTAAACTTATTACCTACTGCAAGACCATGAGATTGTGAAGTAATTACAGTTACAATACCAGTGGTTGTATCTGTATATTGAATATCGGTGATTCCTTTAGTTTCATCCGAAAGATATAAGAATCCAGTATTCGCGCTAGTGTAAATGCCAGGATTTACTGATGAAGTTACAGTTACTGATCTTGTACTGGTAATGCCAGAGATTCTGAATAAACCATTATATCCGCTATAGAATCTATTTCCTGTTGTACCAACACCAACAACTTGAATACAATCTCCAACATTATTATTGAGTTCTTGAACTCTGACAATTGCCTGTTGCCAACCAGCACGAGTGGTAACACCAACAACAGCCATGGTTACGCCAATGCCATAACCAGAACCACCATCAACCAGAGTTACACCATTGATAGTACCAGCAGCACTGACTGAAATGTTTGCTGTAGCGCCTTCACCAGTAATTCCAATACCAATTAGAGATGCATTATAAAGAACCGTTGCAATACCACTATAACCATAGTTTGTACCAAAACCACTAATAGAAAGTCTTCTAATAGAATTTAAGTTATGTTGCACATCAGTATAGTAAGTGGTAACACCAGAAGTATGAATTGCATTTGTAATTGCAACACCAACTCTATTGTCTTTGAAGAAAGTCTCTACAACTTCTTTAGTAATGCTGTTTTCTCTATCATTTACATGAACTTTTCCTAACTTTTCATTAGACGCATAGCTAACTGCAGCAATTGGATCGGTATCATAATTATCTCTATCTCTGGTAGGATATAGATTTGCAATGTTTTGTGGGTATTCATCGCCGATAAAATAAGCATCATTAGGAGAAACATTATTAAGTAAGCATGTTAGATGGTAAATACCATCTGCTTTATTAAATTCTTGTTCTTGAACCGTATTAATTCTGTAAATTGTGTAGGTGTTTCTATATGCATCTCTAGAAACTGTTGGCAGATTTTCATCACGGCTGGATGAAACATTAATATAAGCACCAGGATTTGAAGAAAGATTGACAGTAAATCCTTTGCTGCTGGTAATTCCTACGATTGGGAATACGCCATTAAATCCAGAATTAGCTGCGCCAACAGGGTTGTTTACACTCTTAATTTTATTAATTTTTACTCGGTCACCCGCATTTAAACTATGTGGTCTTTCTGTAACAACTGTACAGATTCCAGCAGATTGATCGTGAACAACACTGTGAATAATTCTAAGATTTCTTTGATCTGTTGGATCAGTTACAGTTGCAAACTCAGCAGCGTTTCCAACTCCAACAGTTTTACTTTCTTGAATAACATAACCAATTGAAGGTGGCTTAGCATTTGCTGCAGTTGTGCCATATTCTTTTGGAATGATGTATCTAAATCTATAAATTCTATCTTCTACAGCTCTAGTGTCAGACTGACGGGTAATATAAGACTTAGAGCTAGCATCTGTTAAGGATGATTTATATTGAATGAATGCTGGATAAATTGTATTTTGTGAGGTCGTTGCAGCACCAACAACATACCAATTTTTTCTTGCAGTATCATATTGAATTGGGTGACCAAAATCACCAGGAATCTTATCAGATACTCTACTTACAATCGTAAGCAAACCACCAGAAGTATTTGATAATGTTAGAGGAACAGGTGTGCCTGTGATTGCATCATTAAAGCTCTTTGCAAGTTGTACTTGATTAGCAGACAATCCACTAACAATTGCATAATAAATGACATCTGCAGATAAGCCATCTGGCATTGCAGCATTATCACTGAATACTCTTACAGATTCTCCAGTAAAAAGTTCATGGTTTCTTTCAAGGTTAAATGTGGTATTTGATGTAATGCTATTAGCAGCGCCAACACGAATTACTTTATAAGACTTTTCTGCCGATGTAGTGCTTTCTCCCGAAGGAACCTGCATCAAAATTGGTGATGATACAGTTACTTCTGAAGATGCTGTAGAAACAACAACTTTTAAGAGTTCTCCAGACTTAGCACCAATTCTATAAGAACTTAGAATGTTTGGTGGTGGATTATCAGGATCATTGAAATCGTAGAGATATAGTCTAGAAGTTGTACCTACGCCAGCTGTTGATGTTGACAGTCCAACATCTAAAGATACCCAACTTACGCTTTCTTCAGATTTATCAATTTCTTTTGGTGGAATGACGTGAGTAATATAACCAACATCATCACGATCAAACGATTGAAGTTGATAACCTCTTGATACTAAAGATTTTGCACCAAAGTTGGAGTTGGAGTTGGTGATTGACATGTCACCACCAGACTCTGCTAAGAAGTGATTAGCAAATCCAATAGCAAAGATTGATACGCACTGAATGAATGCTCCATTAGCAGCACGAATATGATAATTATTATATGCTGGCTTGTAAATTGCCTTTGAGTTTAAATGTAAAGGCTTATTTGCGTTTGAAGTTGTATTATTGTCTTGATATTGCCCCGTAGTCTTATCATAAATTACAAACGCATCATCATCTTTTTGTAGACCAATACCAGTAAACTGTGCAACAACAATAGATTTGAATCCTGTTGCGCTTGCACCATCAGCATTAAGACCGCTCATGCCATAGGCTGATCTTAAGCTGCAGTTGAAAATATATGGGGAAGCACCACTTACGCTATCAGGTTCAACAATAAGAGTTTCTCCACCAGTTAAAGAAGGATTTAAAGCACCTGGAGTTGCACTTGCTCGATACTGGAATCTTCTAGCACTGGATACACCAACAACATAATAAGAACCATTGAAGACTGTAGATGTAAATCCACTAATTCTAACAGAATCATCAATGTTTAAACCATGATCTAGTGCGCTATCGACAGTTATAAGATTTCCTACTGCTGCAGCACTAGAAATGCCAATATCATTTGCGTTGACAGCACCAACAATTTTAAATTCTGGAGTATTTGGTTCAAAATCCAATGTTGATGGGAAATCACCAATTGCTCTACCCGAACTATCACCGTAAGCTTGAGCAACTTTATAATAATACATCTGCAAATCAGATAATGCAGATGATGTTCCAACACCAACACCATTTACACCATCAGCATACTCAAATACTGCTAATTTGTGGTGAGAGAAGGTAGGTGTTTTAGTATTGCCATTGTAGTCATAATAAACCGAATTGTTTAGATCACCATCAAAGGCAGAAAACTGCCAAAAATAACAACCACCAGTAAGCTTAAACATTGCTGTACTGGTAATTCCTGCATTTGCTGGATCAGGAACAAATTTTGGTCTAATTTTTGTTTTACGAAGATCTAAACCAACAATTGATGTTCCTCTTGGAACAATTACACCACCAATGGTAGAGTTAAACTTATAAAGAACGTTGGAAGGATCTTCAATGTCATAATTAGAGGTATTTGTTAATTCTGTTAATGATGCTAAATTACCATTAATATCTCTATATTGAACATTACCACCAACGTTTGCAACAGATAATCCAGGTCTGTTATCAACATTATAAGTACCTGGATAAACTAAAACTGTAGTTTTGTCAAACTTATCGTTATTTTGACCAATATTATACGAAAATCTTGCTGCTTCAATTAACGCCCTTTGAATCGTTTTGAAAGGTCTGGTTAACGAATTACCTTGGTTTTCAATACTATCGGTTGCGTCTAAATCTGATGGATTGACGTATAGAATGTTACCATCAGTGTTCTTTAAGAAATTTTCTAATCTGCTTAAAGGCATGGAAATATAACCATAAAGGAGCTATTATGGTTTATTTATATCATGGAGAATAGGGGACTTGAACCCCTGACTTGCAGCTTGCAAAGCTGCCACTCTACCAACTGAGTTAATTCCCCTGGCGGCCCTTTTGTTTAACGGAGGAGTAGCCGATCCCCACTATAAGAATAAGATTTGGACTCTTATTCTGTTTGTAGGAAGAACCAGACATGTCACCTAATGAAGCACTTCTGGATCTTCCAAGCCCCCGACTGGATTTGAACCAGCGACCAATGGTTTACAAAACCATTGCTCTACCACTGAGCTACAGAGGCATTAATCTTGTGGCAACATTTCTGGATTTTCCAGTTCCAGTTCAAACAACATTGGATGACACTGCTCATCAATTAAATAAAATGATGTTCTGTATAAATCCTCTGGTTCGTACCTTCTTTCTTTGTCTGCCACTTCTATCAATTCCAGATCAGTAATTGACTCATCTGGAAGTTCGTCAAAAGTAAAAGGAATGCCTTCTATAAAGTACATCAAGACAATTTGCATTCCCTTGTTGTACCAAACATATCTAGCGTCAATACGATATTTCATTGACGATCTTTTCTTTTGTTTATTTAGATACCAAAAAACCTTTTTGGCATTTTTTTGGCGGGATTTTTTTCCGACCTTTTTTGTAACCAAAAGTCAATTTTGGTTTAGGTAGGGCGAGGGAGACTTGAACTCCCACGGGCATAAGCCCAACAGATTTTAAGTCTGGTGTGTCTACCGATTCCACCACCGCCCCGTGGTATGCAGTAATTATAGCATGGAGGTTATAGGCTGTCAATAGGTCAGATCAAAAATAATTAAAGTTTATTACTATCCGATAATTTGAATTTGTACAAGTGGTTCCTGTATGTAGTATGTTACCATCAAATTCGACATACCTATTTGCAACACTTTCCACTTTAGAACCATCTTCAAATTTTGTGTAGCCGTTATTATCATTTAAGTAATATATTCCAGTCTTAAAATTTGAAAATGGTTGGTCTGTATGGTAACCATGTTCTATTATTTCATGAGTTCTGGTTGTCAGATTACATTTTATTCTAACTAAAGCTTTGGGTTTTAAGTTATCAATAAAAGGTGTCAACAACTCAATGTAATCACTAGTTGGTCTAAATCCATGATAAAACCCATGATAAAATTGAAAGTTATAATTTGGGTTACAAAATTTTTCGTGATAATCGTCAAGAACTTTACTGTAATGCCAAGGAAAACTATCTGATGTTATTCCTTGTTGCAATTGTAAAAAATCTTTTTTGGATAAAAAATTATCGATTATATTCATTTGTGTAAATTGGTGGGTGAAAATTACAATACTCGTTAAAAGTAATTTTCATTTCTTTGTTAGTCAATCTAGCATGTGCTGCTGCTTTTGGTAGGTTCCATTTTGCATGGAACAGCATTTCCATTGCTTGTCTAGTTTCTGGTCTCATAAAGTTTCAAAATTGGTGAGGAGGAGATTTCTCTCCTCCAGCAACTTCCTTCACACGGACTATTATATTATAGCATCGTTTGTTGGGTCTGTCAAGATAGTGAGAATAGAACTCATTCTAGTGCTGTCTGCTTGCATACGTTCTATTCCTTTCCTTAAACTATATCTTCTAACTTCTGCTTCAGTTCTTTCCGACTTTAAAGTATTTGCAGTTGTAATTATTGTAGATACTTGTGATCTCAACGCAGTAATTTCACTTTCCAAAGTTGCGATAGCAGCTTTACATGCGGTGCAAGTTGCATTATCTCCTGCTGTAGGTGTGACAGTTGTAATACCATTTGTACCTGTCAAATAACCAGGCCCTGTAAGAGAATAGTAAGTTCCTAAAGAAGCTCCGCCATTATTTGAATAAACATTGAACGATCCAATGCCACTTGTTGCAGAAGATAAAGTATTGCTTGTTATATTTCCGTAAGGCTGATCTCCATTATAAGATGCTGTGTTTATATTCCAAGTGTTTGCTTGTGCAACATCTTGATTGACAGTTGTAGTTGTTGTGGTTCCACAACCTACCACGTTTTGTGCCGTGGATCCGATGCTTATGATTTGCTGTTGTTTTGCAACAATCTGTGCAGTGATAGAAATGATTTGATTATCAAACGCTTGAATAGATGGCAAAAAATCATCAATTCTATCTTCGGTTGGCGCAATGAGTGGTGTGATTGCACTTACAGCATCTGCGTTTTCGCCAATCTTATCATTTAGATATTTAATTACACGTTTTGATTTTTCAGTTGCCATTATTAATACCTATAAAGTCTTGTCCTGGATAATCTTTAACCGAAGTACCTTCATACTCTACTACTAATTTATCTAGATCTTTTCTTTCAGCAAATACTGTATAATGACAATAAACTTTTGTTAGTTTCTCCGACCCAACTACAATTTTTTCTGATGTAATATCCTTAACGTGTAAAGTTGCGTCGGAATGTTTCCATGCGGTTAATTGAACTGTGATAGAATTTTCATCTACAAGATCTTTCCAATACTCAGGAAGATAGATGATGTGTTCACCTTCAAGTTTCCCTCTATAAAATACAGCAATCTCTGGCCCCTCAATCGCAACATGTCTAAGACGATGATTTGGTTTTGATGGGTGTGGAATATCAAAAGGCTTTGCTGGTAATGCTTTTGCCAGATTAACTTCTGTTGTTACATCACCAAGTCCAGTAATTGTAATACCAGTGTTAGCTGTGATTCTAGCGTTAGCAGTAATCGCACCATTTGAAGTAATTGTGCCTGTAAAAATTGCATCCTTAAATGTTGCAAACTTCTCAACAAAAGCTACGCCATTAACATTCAATAAAGTCTTAATGTAAGTTGGAGCAAGAACGTCAACAAGACTTCCTTTGATTGTTGTTAAAGGACTTGTTAATGTTGTTGCTGTTGTGGCTAAGATGTTGTGGTTGATGGCACTGGCTTGCAAACCAATTCCAGGAAACGGAGCAACTCCATCACCTAAGGCGCTGATTTTTAATGCAGCTCCTCCTGGTGTATTCGTTGATGGAATAATATTAACAACTGCAGTCTTAGGGAATGCAGGCCCCATAATTCCATCAATCAAAGTTCCACCAACAATCAAAGGCCCGTTAATGGTTGCAAGACCTGGAAGAACTGTAGGATTCTTAGGAATAAAAGTTGGATCTGAAAGTCCAACATGCAAAGTATTTTCTGCTGCTATCGAAGGAAAATTCATAATGTTATCCGATTCCAGTTAAACTTTTTAATAATGTTCCAGTGGCTCCAAGTATTCCCTTAGATAAATCTAAAGTCGATCCGCCAGTGGACATACTGCCTGCAATATTTAAAAATGTTTGCCCAGCAATATCCATTGCAAGACTAGCATTCATTGTCACATTTGTACCTGAAATTTTAATTGTATCATAAGATGATATATTGATATCATTTGTTGCAAGTATATCTATGTTGCCATTTGATTGATCTTCTGTTTCAGGACCTGATGCAGAAATGACTACGTTTCTACCAGACAAATATAGTGTTCCCTGTGGCGCTTCAATAACTACATCACCTTTCTTAGCGCAAATCCATTTGGCTGGAATGTGTGGCTGTTTAGCATCGGCATTAGCTTGCAGCTCTGTTCCAACAACTTCAACAGAAACACCACTGACAACTTTAACATTTCTACCATCATCCATCCCGTAAATTTCACCATCACCATTTTCACAGATCAGTGCATAATTTACTTTACCATGAATAGGCATGGTATTACCACTGTCTATTCTGTAACGCTTTTTTATTGTAGTTTTTACTTTACTCATCTCTGTACACAATCAACAACTTGAATCACTCTTCCAACTCCTAATGCACCAGCATCTTCTTTATTTACCTCAATAAAATCAAAGGTTGGTTTGACCTTTGCACCAGCACCAGTCAGACTTACTAATAATAGTTCTGGCAGTTCAGTAAATCCTGATCCAGGTGCAACAACATCAATGTTTAAAATAGATCCATTAGGCCCGTAAGTAATTTGGAACTCAGGTAAGGTGACTAAACCAATATCGTTATCACCAGGAATAACTACGATTGAAGTATCCTCACCATAACCAACACCAATATTATCTACATTAACACCATTGAATTGTGTTACATAAGAATTGGCGTTAGCATCTGTACTGCCATCAGAAGGTGCAGGTGCAGGCTCCGATCCATAGGTTTGTACGGTTTGAGTATTTAAATAACCAGATCCAGGTTCATCGATAACAATACTTGTTACCTGCCCACCATTAATAATCGCTCTTCCTCTAGCATTTTGTCCATTATTACATGAATCAATGAACGAAACATAAGGAGGTTCAAAATAACCACCGCCGCCATTAAGAATATTAGCACCAATAACTTGCCCAAGATTGTTTACAATCGCAGTTGCTGATGCACCATTACCACCGCCACCTAAGATTGCAATTGATGGAGGCCCGCATCTTAAAACATCTGGAGTGCAGCTTCCAAAGCTTAAGTCAACATCCTCAAGCCCAAGATCCTTATAAAGATCACTCTTTAAATTCTTAAGACCACCAACACCTGCTTGCTTTAATATCTTGTTGAAGTTATCAATTTCTTTTTGTGAGGGGCCATATCTAGTGGTATAGCTTTGTGGAGGTGTGCAATTTCTTGGTTCACAATTAAATAGATTTTTAATGAACCCAACAACATTCATTGCCTTGGCAAGAATATCATTTGCATTACCTAGTGCTCCACCTAAGAAATTACTTAACTGTTGAAGTGTAGGGCCAACTGCATCTGCTAAAGAATTGAACATGCTGTTTAGCATTTGTCCGACAAAATTTTCTACTAAGCAAGTTGCAGTTCCTAAGACTTGACCAACCAACGACTTTAATTGATTGACAACATAAGTAAATATCTTTTTGATAAACTTTTTGAACAAACAATATATTGTGGACATGTATGTTCTGATGACTTGTCCAGCAGCATTTTGTTTTGGTTTTGGAAACAGATCTGCAATCAACTTATCCATTTTCTTGGAATACTCATCAAATAACCATTTCATTCCAAGCTTAACCATGTCAGTGAATAGAGAAGCAATCTCCATTCCTGTCTCTCTAATTTCACTTTCAATGTTGCCTAACTTATTTGCAATACCACCAACATAAAGATTTGCATAAGCCTGATAGCCTTCTAATCTTGCTAGGAAATCTTCCAACTTATCTGTAATCTTAGAAATCTTATCTGACTTACATGGATTAGGTGGATTAGATTTAATATCACTCCTCTTGGCAAAACTTCCTGCTGCCTGGTCAACATTTTTATCAGTGGTTCTGGAGATTTTTTCTATACCAGACTTAGATACGCTCGTGGAAACACCAACGTTAGCAGGATTTCCTACACCAGTTCCTACATTCTGTCCACCATTGGCAGGTGGAACTGGAATTTGATGAGCACCTAATTCTCCAGGAGATACTGGTAAAAATTCAGAACTATTTTTGGACGCTACTTGTGCAGATGTAATTAAGTCACTAATGTTAGATCCTTTATACAAAGATCCAATGATAACTGGTTGCTGACCATCATCACCATCTAAAAAGAAGCCAAATACAGTCTCTCCACCTTGATACTCATGAGAATCACCTTGAGACAATACCCCATTGGCAACTCCAGGTGGAACTAATACATGTGCCCAAGGTAAATCAGCATCTGGTAGTTGACCACCTTCTTTAGTATGATAACCAAATATTCTTACCTTTACTCTGTTATAATATTCTGGTGGTTTTTTGCCGTTGATGATGTCTTGACCAGACCACTTACCAGTGGTAGGTAAAACAACCACGCCAAGCCACCACACGAAACCATCCCTTCCAAGGTAGTGTGTTCTAATTAGTTGGTTGGATGATTGATCAAGAAACATTAGTCTTCGTATACTTTACACTCTAAAGCATTAGGATTAGCGTCACAAAATAATTCTAATGGGGTTGGATCATGATCATCTTCAGGATGACGCTCATGATATTTTTGAAGATCTTCTAATTCACCCTCAATATGGCGGCGCATTTGTGGGGAAACTGTGGGATCACTTAAAATTTCTTTATCCTTTTGGATATGTTGTTGAATGTTTTCCATTTTATGCTAATTGCGTTTTAATGTCATATGAATCTTTAACCAATTCAAGCGCAGTGTAACAATCCTTCCCAGAAAACGCATGGTGTAATGCCGTTATCATATAGCGACCAGAACTAATTGATTCGTAATTTTTATTTTGCATTTGGGAAGCTGTCTCGGGTATTCTACACTCTATAATTTGACCTGCTCTTAATGAAGGATTACATGGAATAGTAATTTTTAATATCTGAGAGAATAAAAGATTGTACCTTACGACAGCTTCTGCTTGATATTTAGGTAGGTCTGGATACAAAGAATCTTTGCTTAACTTTCCAGTCTTATCTAATGCACCAACATCTAAAGTTCTAACAAAATATCTAGATGGGAAATCTTGCATGTTCCCTGGCAGTGGTGGATATGTATCTGTAAGATTACCTGATGAGGTTACAATCTCACCATTATACTTCTGTTTTAATTGAAAGTCAACAAACTTAGGTTCATTTGTATACAGATTGTAAAACAAACTTTTGTTTGCATACATTCCCAAACGCAATGAATTCAATACATCATTGTTCTTTTCAATATACGAATTTAATATCCTGTATTTGTTAGCAACACGATTTGCATTTGTAACATCTTCCTGAGTATAGATTGGAACATTAGTTCCGCCTTTTAATAGTGTGTTAATACTTTTAAATACAAATCCATCTTGTGTTTCAAAGAAAAAATATCCTGGTGATTTTTTGTCAGGCGCTACAGCTTTAGGACATAAGAAGTTAAGTAAATCAAATGGTCTTTTATTATTTCCTACAAAAGAATAATTATTAGAACTCTTCTCGGTTACAATTGTTTTATTACTTTTTAATTGGCGGAATATTTTTTCTGCACTGACTCCTACGTTACCATCAAATCGATTTGGAACTCTAACAATTTCATTCATTAGAGTTTCATAACTAGTCAACTCTAAATTGTAAACACTTTTTGTAGATTCTCTTAAAGATTGTATCGTTCTAATTCTCAATCCTTTTCCTGGAGTAGAAAAATTAATCTCTCCACCTTGAAAATCTGGCACATTAATTGATCCTAATAGTTCTTCTCCACCATATAATTCAAGTCCAGAACTTTTAGTAATATCAATTATAGCAAAACTAATTCTTGCTGTAACCCCTGGCGATAATACGTTTTCATAAAAAGAAAAACTCGCAATGGATTTTGCACCTAAATCAATCTCCTTTAAATTAGAACTTGATTTAAGTGGTTTTATTTTAAAGCTGCCATATTCAAAACTATTTTCTGCAGACATTAACCAGTGGGGGTGATGAAGAAAGGATTAGCCGTAATCTTATTTAGTGACAGATTTGGAGGTGTCGTGGGTTCATTTTGCTTTACTGGTGGTGAAACACTAGGATTATCTGGTGGAGCAACTAATGCTAGTAATAAAGATTCAGGTTCTTCTTTCGTATTATATGAAACAAGATTGTTGTTTTGATTATTAGTTTTTTTAGTTACTGGTTCAACTTTACTTTGAGGTGTATTAATTGCACTTCCTTTCCATTCAAAATGCCAAGGTTCATTTGATACTGTTGAATACCAACCATACTGACCACCATATCTTCGGATCCATTGTTGTGCTCCTGGTGAACTAATATCAATTGCAATTCCCCAACCATGTGCAGAAGTTCCTGGTGGTGCAGCTCCTGGATTTGTTGGACTCCATGTTCCAAGTTCTTCCTCTAACTTTGCCTGTTCTTCATAAGTTCTATAAGCACTTGACAATTTAAAATATACTTTATTTCTGGCGGCGGCAGCTTTCATTTGCAAGTAAGATTCTGCTGCTGGAGCCCATAGTTTAAACCCATCACCTACATCTCTTAATTGATCTGGTTTTAATCTTCCATTTGAACCGTCTGGTTTAGTTTCTTGCTGCTCCTGTATCTCTTCACTAATAACCATTGAGGCAACACCAGTTCCCAAAAATGTCTGGAGAATTTCTTTATTAAAACTTGTTTCTTGAGCAATTTCTGCCTTTTGTTTTTCTTCCTGTTGTCTCCTTTCATCTATTCTTTCAAGATCAGTTTTTTGTATTTGATTTGTTCTTTGCAATTCCTTTTCAAGTTCATGAGAACGTTTTTTTAATTGTTTTAATAAAGATAAATTACTTTTAATTAGTTTAGATGTTTTAATATAATCATACTTTGTTTTATCAATAAAGACAGTGATATCTTGTACTCTATCTTTTACAATATCAATATCTTTACTAATGGTTTCCGCAGTTATTTTTGCCATATCTACGCTTGCTTAACAGCATTGAGATTGATTGCTGTTGCAATTGGATAAGGATCTTTAGGATTTGTTGCTGGAAGAATAGGAGCAGATGCATGAGATGTTGTTGGTGCTCCCCCAGTTCCTTCAGGAATTGTTGGTGATTTAGTTGGAGCATTTAATAATGCTATTTGTGGTGACATGGCTTTGCCACCAGTTTCTTGTGCTAAAACTTGAGCATTTAATTTTTCTTGCTGAACACTAATCATAGTTCCTGGGGAAGATATTTGTGCTACTTGTGGTGGATCACCTGTTGCCCCTCTGCCTTTCATTTTGCTTGATTGATTACCAAGATCCTTAAATTTATCAAACGTATTAATTGTGTTTAATCTTTCTAATGATTTTTCTTCTTTGTTTGCAGGGTTTTCAAAATTTATTGTAAAATCCTTTGATGCATCTGCTGGTGTTGCAAAAGATTTTTTCAAATATGTTTTCATCGCTGGCTCAGACAGTGCATAATCAACCTGACCTTTCCAATCTTTTGCCCAATCTGTGCCTACAGATTTAAACATTGTTTGAGCACGTCCACCACCCAAATTAAATTGAAACAATCCAAAAGAATTAGGTTTTCCATTTTCATAATCTCCCATTGCACCAGAATCAAATCCAGATTCATGTTCAATGTTGTTTAATATTCCAACTGCATGTGTATGACTAATGCCTTTTGAAATTAAATAATGATATATTTCTTGGGCTCGTACTGGATTAGAAATAGGCTCTCCACCAATAAATTGATTTAAATCTTCTTCATCTTTCCCCCGCATCATTCCAGATATTCCAACACCAAAACCCAAAGCCGAAATTAGCGTACCCATTTGACGCTCTTGTTCCATTTCAGCTTGACGTTGCTGCCCTCTTTCTTCAGCTGCTTTAATTATGTCTTGTGTTGTTGCTTGCAATGCTTGCAATTTAGTAGCTTTAGAAATCTCAGAGCTTCTTTGTTGTTCTTCTTTTACTGATTGTCTTGCTTCAATATTTCTACCTTTTATATCACCAAGTATTAGAGAAAATAATCCTGAGAGTTGTGAAGTTAATAAATCAACTCTACCAGTTAATCCATCAACTAATGATTGCAATCTTATCTTTTCTGGATCTTCTTTTAATTGATCTTCCTCATCATTTATATCTATTTCAGTTTTAATAATTCTAAGAAGTCTAGATAAATCATCTCCACCAGAATAGACAGCTCGTGTTCTTTGCACACTTGCAGCTGGAGATGCAGCACCTTCAATTACTGCTTCTCCAGCACCAAAAAACTTACTTGCGTCTATAGCCTTTGGGGATTCTTCATCCATTTTGTTTTTCTGCTTCCTTTTCTTCTATGTATTGTTTTAGAAGTTCAAGATAGGTTTCTCTTTCCCAAGGAATCATATTTTCTATTTCAGTAAGAGAATACTTATGAACTTGCATTAGCGCAAAGTTGATCCTGAAATATGTTTCAAGATCTTCTTTGGCTAGGGCTAGCCGAAAAAATCAGTTAAACCCTCCAGAACGATACTATTCTCTTTTCCAGTGTTAGGATTGACTACTTGTAATGTATGACTCAACTTAGGCATTGTTTTAAAGAACTGTTCAATTTTTTTATATTGCTTGGGAGTTAACTTCTCAACATAATCAATCAGTTCTTTTTCAGTACAGTCAGAAGCCATCCAACAATCTTCTTCATTATAAACGCTTTCCATACATGATGCAATAAGTTTTACAGATCGTTCTACATTCTCTGAAGACTTTTCTGAAACATCAAAGTTGTTTTCAATAAATTGATTTAAAGATGGATATTTCATTTGCCAATGATATCCATTTTCCATATCAATTTTATTGGTATGTCCCTCTAGATATTGAACTTGAATTTCATCTACAAATAATGTAACTGGAACTTCTGTTTCACCATCATCACCACAAGTGATTACAAGTTCAATAGACTCGCCAATAGATTTAGCACGAATATTTAAAAACAAGTATTCAATATCAAACGAAGGAAGTTCTTCAATTTTAATTCCTTTAGTGAGAATACAATTAGACAATACTTGTTTAATTGCGTCAGTAATTTGTTTTGGATTTCTAGATTCTAATGCAATGATTAAAACCTTTTCTTCCTTAACAAGGAATGGTCTATATTTGATCTTCTTTTTATTTGATGGAAGAGTCAAATCATATTGTGGAACAGTATATTCTGGTAATGGCATACTATAAGATCAGTTAAATTTATTTATTAGGCATTACCACGACCAAAATTGGTTGCATCTTGTGATCTTTGTCCAGGACCTTGTGTTTGTTGTGATGGTGTATTTCCACGTATAATTCCATTATTATAATATTCATTTGTCAATGTTCTGCTAAAAGGACTAGTATCAAATGGCTGTGCTCCAGAAAATTCTTCAAAACCTTGCAATGCATTTCCAGTTGGAACATCAGGAACTGTGATAGCACTATGATATTGTTTAACTGCGCTTAAGTTTCTTCTAATGATATATCTACTATAGTTAAAGTTAACAGTAAAAGTTAAAATTTCACTTGCCTGATAGCTTACAGGAGAAACAATAATGTTGGATGGATATGCTTGAATAAATTCATAGCTTAAATATCCACTATTATAACTTTGAATTGTAGTATCATTAACTCGTGTTGTTGTATTTAAATCTTTCTCAAACTTAGTAACAAGAATTCTTTGGCAATAAGTATTTGGATATCTAAACTTCATAAAATTATTTTCATTTCCAGCAACAGGATAATCCTGTCCTGCTTCTGAGGATGTAACAACTCCATCGCCTGAATACAATGGGTTAATAAAATTAATCCACTCTTCAAAAAATCTAATGATCCTATGATTATTGTCAACGTAAAAAGTCATCGTCAATTCGGGATACTGACGAAGAATAGGATATTTTTCAATTACTCCTTGCCTATTTCCAATCGTATCTGTTGTTTTAAAATTAGGACCAGGAAGAACTGTTCCAGCACATAACAGTTCAATTGCTTCAATCGGATCTAGACCATTGGTTGATGCAGTATCATATATTCCAGCAGCTCGCAACCAACTAACTAATCCAGCATTCCCTGCAGCTCTATCGCTTAATGGAAATGCTACCTTGTAGTAACTATTAAGAGATACCTTTGAAAAGGTATTCTTTACACTTTCTATTGGAAAATAAAGTCTTGTATTACTAGACACAAGCTAAATATTTGGGGTATCTATACTATGTATATGTATTATCAAGGGAAATTTTCGCCCAAGAATTATCAAAAGTATAAAGGAGATCCTACAAATATATTTTATAGGTCTTCCTGGGAGTTAGTTTTCATGAAATACTGTGATGAGAATTCAAATGTTTTGGAGTGGGGAAGTGAAGAGATTGTAATACCTTATCGTTCTCCATTGGACAATAGATATCACAGGTACTTTGTGGATTTTTATATTAAAGTCAAAGAAAAAACTGGAGTTGTAAAAAAATATTTGATTGAGATTAAACCAAAGAAACAAGTTATTGGCCCTGTCCAAAATCCTAAAAGAAAAACTCAGCACTGGAAAAAAAGTGTTTTTGAGTATGCAAAGAACACTGCTAAATGGGAGGCTGCAAAAGAGTGGTGTGAGGACAGAATGATGACATTCAAGATTTTGACTGAAGAGGATCTTGGATTATGAAGCCATCAGAAATAATCAAAGATGAAGTTAAAAAAAGATTAAAAGGACAATTTCAAACTCAAGATTGGTATCGAATGAGATTGTTTGAAGAGTTAAATGTTGTTCAAAAAAATTATGATGTTAGTGATAATCTAGATACTTTTGGTTTGGAAGTTGGTAAAGTATACTATTTTAATTACGTTGCAAAGTTTCCAAATCGTTATCCATACTATGATAGATTTCCTTTAGCTATTATTTTAGGTATTGACACTAAGACTGGTTTGATTCTAGGCGGAAACTTTCATTATTTAAATCCATCTATTCGTGGAACATATGCACTGAATGCATTAAAAGCAACAAACGTTTTGCCAGATAAATGTCTTCATTCATATTACCCTCAAGGTATCAATGATATTAACAGAGTTCCTGATGAAGATGTGAAAGGATGTGCTGAGTTTATAACCGAGTATTTTGTCAATAAATACAATCAACAAGTAAAAAATAGTAGAGTTTGGGCGGCATAATTAATGTCAGTACAACAATCTGGTACACAACAATTTATTGTTAGAGATGCGGTAGGACAATACTATACGGTATATACTGATTCAAACACATCTGGTAAAGTTGTATCGGTCATCAATAATTCAACAAGTGAAACTTTAACAAGACAGCAAAGTTCATCATTATTAAATAGTTTAATAATTAGTGATTCTTTAAATAAACAGTTTAGAGCTGCTGGTGGTGTTCATAAAGAATATACAAGCGCAAATAATGTTTTAGCTCCACAGGCACAGTTTGATTCGGAAAGCACTAAGCTTGATAAAGCAATTGCAAATGTTAGCGCCACAGAAAGATCTAATGGGGCTGAATTCCAAGGAAGAAATTTACAAAATATTAATTCATTAGTTGGTAAAAGTCAACCAAAAACATCTGGTGTAATAGTGTTCCCATCAGATTTGATTGTAAAGTCTGAATCTGGAGGAGTAAAATATTCTCAAGACACCATAAGAATCAAAGCATTAAAATATGTTCCTCCGCAACAAGATTTCTTAGAAGGTGTTTTTAATACTGGAAGTTTGTTTACTGAAGGAACAGTATCAAATAATCAAGAGTTTGATAGTTATCAGCAATTAAATGCGTTAATAAAAAATTATGATCAACGTGGAGAGGTTATCTTACCAATGCCATTGGCAGTAAGAGATGCTGTAGGTGCAGAGTGGGGAATTGATACTGTAAATGCATTAGCACTTGGTCTTTACAGTTCTATTCGGAACAAGTATGAAATGGATCCTACAGGAATGGGGACTCTCTTAAGATCTGGATTTAAACAATCTTCAAATTTAGAAGCTTGGGCATCATTAGCATCAGCATATGGAAGTGCTGGAGATGGTGGGCAAATAAGAACTCAAGTATTAAACAATTTAACCCGCGACATTCTTGCTAGTTTAGGACCAGATTTTAAAGTTGATCCTTTAGCTGCATTAGCAAGATCAACTGGTAGTGTTGTAAATAATAATGCTGAGCTGTTGTTTAGAGGACCTAAACTAAGATCATTTGATTGTGCTTGGAAACTTTCACCGAGAAGTGCTGAGGATTCTTTAAGAATTCGTAAAATGATTCGTTGGTTTAAAATAAATAGTTTACCTTATTTAAGTCAAACGGCAATCTTCATGGAGACACCTAATGTGTTTGCCGTTCAATATACAAAAGCAAACAATGAAAGAAATGAGGCATTACCTCAATTTAAACTCTGTGCTCTTGTAGACTTTCGTGTTGATTATGCTCCCGATGGAGTTGGTTGGGCAGCATATGAAGATGATTCTCAACCAATCACCAGTTTAATTATAGCAACTTTCCATGAACTGACTCCACTATTTGCTAATGAATACGCAAAAGTTCCAGAAGGTAGTGTAGGTTACTAATGTCTTACTTCAGATACTTACCCAATGTATATTATCCTTCTCTTAGAAATGAGAGGACATCATCTGGTGACTATACACTGATTAAAAACATTTTTAAACGTGCCAAAATTCGTGATGATGTAGCCAGTATCTTTACTGCATTTAATCAGTATTCAATTGTTGGAGATGAAAGACCTGATAACATAGCAGAACGAGTTTATGGTAGCGCCAAATATGATTGGATTATCTTAGTTACAAACAACATTCAAAACATAAAAGAAGACTGGCCCCTCAGCCAAGCAGATTTAAATTTATATCTTAATCAAAAATACACTCCAGAAGAACTCGCACAGATTCATCACTACGAAACTACTGAGGTTGTCACAAGTTCTGGTGCAGTAGTCATGCCAGCAGGAGTTGTTGTAGATGCAGACTTTGTTGTTAGTTATTCTGATCAAGATACATGGAAACAAAATAATGCCTGTGTAATTTCTGTGTCAAACTTTGAATATGAACTTAGAAAAAATGAAGAGAAAAGAAATATCTATTTACTTAAGCCAGACTACATTAGTGTAATTGAAAGAGATTTAAGATCTGTACTTGCCAATGAACCTTCATCTGAATACGTGGATGCTAAAACGTTGAAGACATTCAATCCTAGAAGAGCATAAAAAAGGGGGCATAAGCCCCCAATTTTTTTAGAACTCTTCAGCGAGTCGTTGGAAGTAACTCAGAGCATCATCATCGTCATCATCAGAAGAGGACGAAGCACTTCGACTCGGAACTCCACCAGACTTTCCCGCAGACACTTCTTCTTGAGTAGGAGCAGGGCTGCGATAATCATCTTCATCTTCAAAAGATTCATCAACTGCAGCAGGAGCAGAAGTGGTCTTTCCAAGAACAACATTCAGACGATCCTTCAGTTGATCGTAGGATTTGAACTGATCATCTGCAACAATCTGGGCAAGAGAATACTCTTTGTTCCAAATAGCTTCCAGAGCATCATCGTCATCGAGAAGAGCAGAAGGACGAGCAAACTCAGAGCTATCGTAGTTCCAATAGCCAGCAACCTTCTTGATCTTCAGTTTGAAGTCAGCACCTTGCCAAAAGTCAAAGGGGTTCAAGGGCTCTTCATCTTCAAACTCAGGCTTCATTGCGGCTTGGATCTTGTCAAAGATCTTCTTACCGTACTTATACAGGAACACACGACCTTCGTTTTCAGGATTAGCAGGATCCTTCACGACATAAATGTTGCTATAGTAAGAGAGCTTACGCTTACGACCACGAGCAATTTCTTTGTTGGCATCAGAACCACTGTTCCAAAGGAGGCTGTTTGCTTCGCAGATGGGGCACTTACCACCAACGCTAGTGAGGCAATTGTCAATCAACCAACCACCAGTTCCTTGGAAGGCATGGTTGTACATTTTCACCCAAGGAATATCTTCTCCATTGGGGGCGGGAAGGAAGCGAATAACTGCATAGCCATTACCAGTTTTGTCTACTTCAGGCTTCCAAAGGCGTTCATCAGAATTGGAAGCACTGCTATTCAGTTTTTCAACTTCTTTTTGAAGTTTGGCAGTCAAGCTGCCAAGGGAGGATTGTTTCTTAAGATTAGAAAAAGACATCGGATAAATCGGATAGGTTGGATGTGGTCTTTGTTAGTCTAACAGCGTCAGCGTTGTTTGTCAAGCGACGCTTCCATGTTGTCAATTTTGTTTTGTAGGAATTTAAAAATTTCCAACATGGTCAGGTTTGCGGGAATGCCCATTCTGACAGCCACAGATTTCATTCTGTCAATCATTGATCTGGCATCGGGATCATCGGACAAAGAAAATCTCATGTATAAGATCTTCTGTTTTTCAAAAAGATCTTTTAATAATTGGATGTGATATTTCTTTTGTTCGTAATCATAATTTGGATATGCCAAGGTGCTCTGCAGAATTCTTTGTTGCAAAGCACCAATGGTTGCAATTTCCTCTTTGACTATTTCAGAGTCAAAGAAATCACTCATCTTCCTTAGCAGCTTCTGCAGGGACTTCTTCTTGAGGTTGTTCTGCTGGTGCTTCAGGAAGTGTTACACCATTGCTTGTCAGGTACTCAATAATACCTTGAAGCTTAAGAGCAAGTTCTCTCTTCTCAGTCAGTTGAGTTTGAAGAGTTTGCATATCTTTCAAAAGATCAGCTTGTTGATCAACACAAGCTTTCAAATGTTGTTGTTGGTCATCCATGGATTACTTTCTCCTTTAGAATAGATTTAAAGTTTGTCGAATCGATGTTTAAGAACGGTCGATATTTTTTGATCTTCATACTATAAAACTCCCAGATGGGATCTGTCAATACCTTATCATAATCCTTAACATAATTTAGAATCATATCAAGAATCACAAGTGTCTCTATGGACACCTTATTTATCATGTGTGATTTGAGGAGACTGGAGTGATTACCGACATCACATTTAAGAACATCATCAAGTTTATATCCTTCAAACAAATACGCAATGTCTTGTCTGAACTTATAAGTTAAACTTTCAGCTCTTGTTTTCCAAGCTTCATAATACTCATTGCCAGAATTAATGATTTCTCCAATCCAAAGTTTCTGAGGATTATCACATTCAATAAAACTGGCAAGAAAGTATTCTTTTATCTCTTGATCATCTTTTTGTCTCGACATCTTTTCAAAAAAATATCGATCCTTTCTTTTGTAAAATGATTCTGCGGTTGCTCTAGTTTTACCGCCGTATTTAAAGTAATCAAAACTTGGTTTTGAAAAATGATTTTTGAATGCTAGGTATGTTTTATAGCAATCAATGGGTGTCATATAGCAAGTTTTGCTTTAGAAGAACGGCGAAGATAGTTAAGTTCCATGGCTTCACATCTAATTCTTTCTTTTAAAGGCTTAGATAAAAGCTTTGGAACATTATCAATTTCAATGTTGTGTTGTTCACAATACTGAACGATAGCCTCAATGTAATTAAGGTTTCCAGTCTGAACAAAGCTTTCAATATCACTAGAAAACTTTGATTGATTTAAGAATTTGTTTTTTAATTCTAATTGCAAATCATTTGCTACTTCCATATTCGTTAAGTTTGTCGTGTACAAATTGGTTAATATACTTCTTTAGTAATATAATATACTCCTTTTTGTCTCGTTTGTCAAACACTTTCGTTTCACCGTCAGGTGTTACCATGATTGTGATTAATTTCTTAACCACATTTTGTGTCATCTCATAATACATGCAAGCGTAAGCAACCTCTTGCACAAAATACTGTTGGATCCAGGCTTCAGGTTTGATCTTCTTTGATGTTTTGAAATCGATGATTGCAAGCTCTCCTTCATATTCAGCGATGCAATCTACTCTACCAGCGATACCAAGCACATCACTGTACAAGCATTTTTCAATAGCATGAATATTATTTATCTTATCAAGATAAGGTTTTGCTGCGTCAAACATGAATTCAATTTCTGAACTTTCATGTTCTACAATTTTATTCTCAAGGTAATCTTGTGCTGATTTATGGAAAGAAGTACCACGAGTTGTTGATTCTTTAATTACACGATCAGCTTCTTTGTCTCCAACCTTGGCTCGCCAGTCTTTAAAGACTTGACGATTGTAATGAGAAGTAATTGAAGTAATCGATGGGTATAAGTTCCCTGTAGTTGGAGACGGATAGTAACGATTACCATCCACATAAGTTGTCTCCAACTCAGCAAAATTAATATCAAGATGAGTAAACATTAGAAACCTAGTGCCAATTTGTTAACGATGTAGGATTTAACGAGACCAGATCTGACAATATCTTCAACCCCAAATTCAATACAATCAAACTCGGGCATAGCCATAAGAATTTTGGTGAAATCAATGATACCATTTCTTTCATTTGTCTTAATCAAATCAGATTGAGTTGCATCACCACAGAACATGATCTTACAGTTTTCACCAACACGGGTGATGATCGAATCAAGTTCATGGAAATTAAGGTTTTGACATTCATCAATTAGAAGAATGGAGTTGTCAAAAGTTGTGCCACGAATAAAGGAAGTAGACCAAAAAGAAATTGTCTCTTGTGTTTTAAGATTGCCATAGAGCATTTCAAACGAAGGATCGTCTGGCATCTCAAACATATATTTTACCATATTCTTGTATGGAATTTGGTAAAGAGAAGACTTATCTTCATGATCTCCAGGCAAGAAACCAATCTCTCGGGTTGCAACCAGCGATCTTACGATGTAAAGCTTTTCATAAGGTGTTGAAGAATCAAGCACATCACGCAGAGCGAGATACATTGTGATAAATGTTTTACCTGTACCAGCTGCACCGTATGCAAACAGGTTTTGCCCTTTCTCATAAACATCAAAAAGTTTCTTTTGATTATCTGTGAGGGGTTCAATATCAATCAAGAAGTCATCATTAATGGGCTTCTTGCGACGAAGTTGCTTGGCGCTCATGCCAATACCAACTTGGGTGATTTGCTTTTTTCTTGCCATGTAATTACTTATAGGGTTTTACTACAGAACCAGGAACTTTAGATACGCGATGAAGGACTTCATTCCATCCACCATCAGTTTTGTTTTGGAAATCGCCAATGCCACTTACAGCACTAGCAGTTCCAGCAGACCAGTCTTTATCCCAGTCTGGATTTTCTTTTCTCCACTTATCATATTCAGCCATGGGCATGAATAGTTCTTGTTTTTCACCAGTCACTTTGTTGACTACAGGATACGTTGGCATAAGACCTCCTATTCAATTAGAATTGCAGATTGATCATTGCAAGTCCAATCAAGTGCTTCTGCAATTGTTGGAAACTTACTCACAAATACACAACGACATTGTTCAGCAATCAGCATATGTTCTTTCTGAGTGCCGTGTGAAGAACGTAGATTGATATAATGAATCCACGATCTCACGCTGCCTGTCATGTAAATTTTAGTTGGGGTTGCAATAGGAAGTACAAATCTAGCGCACTCCTTTGCCACTCCGTATTCAAGAAGTTTATTATAAAGATCTTGAGATTCCTTAAAGTGCATCTCAATCATACCTTCCATATATGCTTTGTCACGAGGATTAATATCATCAATTGAATTTTGACGATTCTTGGTATCCTGACGGCGAAGATCTGGAACTTCAATGTTATCAGCTAACAGGTTAGTGTCAGCATAACGTTGGGAAAATTCTTGAAAGGTAAAAGATCTGTGGCGGAGAATTTGAGCGGCAATACCTCTGGTGGTATTGATTTCCAGAGTCATATATGCTTGCTCAAAGATGCTCCAATGCTCATGCTTGATACAGTACTTAAGAAGTCCAGCTGCTGTATCAAAGTTAAGTTGATTATTGGGATTACTTACACGAGCAATATAAGAGATAACTTCTTGAGCATTATTATTAACAAGTTCTCCTGCGCCTTGCGTAATTGCAATCAATTTAACATCAGTCATCTCGTTCACCTTTCATATGCAGTAGTTTAATAGCTTGGTTTGCAAGTCGTTTAGCTTTCCGTAGATAAGCAAGCTCTTGTTCAGTGTACATCCACGGCTGCTTCAGAGCTTTCTTTGCTAGTTTTGTTGTATCCTGGAATCTCATAGAGATAAAAATAGACCCTAGTATTATAGCCTAGAGTCTTATAGAAGTCAAGTTATTTTTTAGGTGGCTTAGAAACCCCAGTTCCAGTGATGCCAAGTTGCTGTCTATATCTTAAAGTATTTTGCATTGCTTGCTGTCTTTCTCTATTCGTAGCAGCAATATCTCTTTCTCTTTGTCCGCCAATGCCAGTGGCTCTAGAGAGTCTAGATAAAACATTAGTATCTCTAGATGCAACTGAAGCTCTTGCAAGATAAGTAGCTTTGCCACCACGGTATGCAAGATCCCCTACTCTACCACCAGGAAGAATTTGTGTCTTAGGAAGTTGTACGGTTTTACCACTAGTGGTAATAGTATTAGCTGCCTTATTGAATGTTGTTGGTCTTCCAGTTCCTACAATACCAGATCCTCTTGTTGCTCCATATACTCCAGCTTTTGATGCTTGTTGTCTAGATGTTTGTACATCTTGCCTTTGCTTTCTTTGCATTCTGGCTTGATCAATTTTAGCCATTCTTGCTTTGCCGCCAAAAGGATCTTCTATCTTTTTAATTATACTTGATGCTGCAGTTTCTCCTGCAGCATAACCAGCAATACCAGCTAAAGCACTTCCAGGAACATTAATCCAAGGATTTTTAGGAAGCACTCTTGAAGCAGCAGTAGCAGCTGCAGTTGAAGCAAGAATGCCAGAACCAGCTTTACCAGTTTCCTTTGGAAGTGCAGTAGCTAATGGCTCTCCTTTTGCTTGCCTTTCTTTTGTGCCCGTGTAAATATCATATCCAGCAACACCAACATTAAGAGCACCCATTGCACCACGACCTACTTTTCCTGCAAGTCCAGAAGGTTTTGGTGCTGGTGTTGGTGGTTTGGGGGGTGGTGGAGTTGTTCCTGTTGGTGGTTTGGGGGGTGGTGGAGTACCTGCGCCACTACCCGCCCAACCAGGAGGCTTACCAGTTGATTGGTAAGTTCTCATGAATTCTTTAGCCGCTTTACTAAGATCTTCACTAGATTTAAATGAAGAAGCCTTTCCAGCAGGAGTATTTAACCAAGCTTGCCACGCTTTTTGCGCGTCTTCAACACCTTCGTTAATAAATTGACTAAAAGTTTTCATGTATTAATATCTTTTTAGTTATTTATCTACCTCTCTTCTTCGGAGGCTCTGGTTTAGTTGCACCATAAAGCTTTGGATTAATTGTGCCACTAGTCCATACCATAGACTTCAAAGCACCTGCACCAAACTTATCGTAGTATGCATCAAAGATTTTAACTTTTGCACTGCATTGAACAATATCATAAAGAATGTTACCGTTAACTTCATAAGTTACTAGGTAAGAATCAAGAGGAAGTTGTTTTGATTCTGCTATCAATCGATCACATTTTTCATGGAGAATTTTAACTCCCCATCTCTTAATTTCTTCTTTCTCCTGTTTTGTCCAAACAGTATCGATACTACGATCTATTTCCCCATTCAATTGTTGGGAAGGCTTCTTTGATGACATTGTGCGTAATCCTATATTTTTTTCCAAGATTTTTATCCTTTACTAAACATAAAACTTCAGCCTCATCTTGATGCAAAGCCTCAATCATTTGAATAAAGAGAACTTCTTTCTTACTTTGGCTCATCTCATAGTCACCACCTTCAATGAAGTGGTAAAATTTTCTATACTCACTTTGAATACGTGTGTGCTCTGTTCCAGCAGGTGCATCGTTAGCGGTATAAGGAACTTCACCTTCAGGCAAACAGCTCTTAAGTGAAGGATCAAAGTTCCAGATTAAGAGAGCCTTAAGACCAGGACTCTCATATTGTCTAAGCAAGGAAGTCTTTTCTTCCTTCGTTTTTGCGTTTGATACTTTTTGTAGAATTTCCGAAATCAACGGGTTATTAGGTAGTTTCATTTCATCTCCTTAACTAGTTACTCATCATCGTCATCATCATATTCTTCCATTTCATCAAAACGAAATGCAATTACTTCGTCTGGAATTAGGGTTCCATTCTCATCAAACATTTCAGGATGGATACGCTTTTTCTTAAAGTAATCCTTTGCCACCCAACCAACAAGTCCACCAACAATCAAAAACATTAATGAAAATAAAACGGTGAACGTTATAGAAAAAGCAATTAATTCCATTTCTTTTCTCCTCTACGTTTGTCCTTTACATCAAAGGATAATTCAAAGTAGATGGTTATTTCTTTTCGGAAGAAAGTTACCACCTTTCCAAACTTAATAAAACAACTTTGTGGCTCTGGTGCTTTCCTCCTTTTACGACGAAGCATTAACTCAACACCTTTATTTATTGATGTCATATTATGATTGTATTTTTAAGTGCCCCTCATTAATTAAGTATGCAATAGTGTCAGCACAGCCTCCAAGTTGTTTTTCATCAAGAAGAATTTGTGGGAAAGTTGAGCCTTCTCCAAATTCTTTATAGAATTGTTCTCGTGTGAAATGTTCGTCTAATTTATAAACTACATGCTCTAGATGTGCTTGTTGAAATAAATCAACAATTTTATCGCAATAAGGGCAGCCAGTTTTTGAATACACAGTAAATTTTTGCTTCATAAGAATCTCCTTATTTAAATTTAATCAGATGTTCTCCGTGACAGATGTACCAATCGATTCCTTTACCGTCAGTATCACCACTCATGTCAATATCTTCACCATTATATCTAGCACCAGTCACAATGGTAAATGCTTCTGCAATTTGACGAACTCTGATTACCAATTTCTTAGAATCAAATTCTTCGTCATCAGGAAGTTCAAAGGTTCCTTCGTAACTTCCCTTTTCAATTGAATGATAAAGCATCCAAACCCCACTAGGATAGCAAAGTTCATCAACATACTCACAAATAGCAGAATCTTGTTCATCATTTACAGGAGCATTTTCTGCAATTTCTTCTGCAGTATAATATGCAAGATTTTCTACTTCAGTAAGCAAAAGAGGTTCATCATCATCGTCAGCATCAGTCTTACAAACACCTACATACTGATCGGTATAAGCACCCCAACCCATACATCCATCAGTGATGGTGTCCCACGTAGGAAGATCGGTATCTTCAGAAGACCACATATCAGTTTTTTCTGAAAGAAGTTCTTCATCAAACTCAATACCATCTTCAGTAAAGGTAAAATATTTTTTAACTTGTTCTTCGGTCAGTTCTACTGCACCAACCTCTCCAAGATAAGTGCGTTGCCAAGAACGTTCTCCGCCAACCCAGATAGTGTATTCAGTCATGTGTAATAAAAAACCACCTAGGTATTCTAGGTGGTTTAATGTTATTTGTCAAGTGGTCGATTAGCTGGCGGTTTATAATCTTTAGATGGTCGATACAAATTAGGAAATGTATCTCGGATTATTTCCGCCAACTTATACGGCGTATGTGTAGTGATCACCCGATAGCTGGAGCAGTAAGAGCAACGGGAGCAGTCTCAGCAGCAGCAAGATCCAGAGGGAAGTTGTGTGCGTTACGCTCGTGCATTACTTCAAAACCGAGGTTAGCACGGTTAAGAATATCTGCCCAAGTGTTGATTACACGACCGTTATTATCAAGCAGCGACTGGTTGAAGTTGAAACCGTTGAGGTTAAATGCCATGGTGCTAACACCAAGAGCAGCAAACCAAATTCCAACGACGGGCCATGCAGCAAGGAAGAAGTGCAGCGAACGTGAGTTATTGAACGATGCGTATTGGAAGATCAAACGACCGAAATAACCGTGAGCAGCAACGATGTTATAGGTCTCTTCTTCTTGACCGAACTTGTAACCATAGTTCTGTGACTCGTTCTCGGTGGTTTCACGCACCAGCGAAGAAGTAACCAGAGAACCGTGCATAGCACTGAACAGAGAACCACCGAAGACACCAGCAACTCCAAGCATATGGAAGGGGTGCATCAGGATGTTGTGCTCAGCCTGGAACACCAGCATGTAGTTAAAAGTACCAGAGATACCCAAAGGCATCGCGTCAGAGAAAGAACCTTGACCAAAAGGATACACCAGGAACACCGCAGAAGCAGCAGCAACAGGTGCGCTGTAGGCAACACAGATCCAAGGACGCATACCCAGACGGTAGGAAAGTTCCCACTCACGACCCATATAAGCATAGATGCCGATGAGGAAGTGGAAGACTACCAGTTGGAAAGGCCCACCATTGTAAAGCCATTCATCAAGAGATGCAGCTTCCCAGATGGGGTAGAAGTGTAGACCAATGGCGTTACTTGAAGGAACTACAGCGCCAGAGATGATGTTGTTACCATACATGAGTGAACCAGCAACGGGTTCACGGATACCATCGATGTCCACAGGAGGAGCAGCGATGAAAGCGACGATAAAACAAATTGTTGCGGCGAGCAACGTAGGAATCATCAGAACGCCGAACCAACCCACATAGAGGCGGTTGTCGGTGCTGGTGACCCACTGACAGAATTGTTCCCAAGTATTTGATTGTCGTTGTTGTGCAATTGAAGCAGTCATTTTTGTTAAAAGAGTAGTAAGACCATCAGGGAAATGGTGGAGTTACTATGCTCCCGCCACCCTCAGGCGGGATATGAGAGACGTAATTTAGACACCCATAGGTCTCGGTTAACGGGTGTTACAAACATTAAAGAACCGTTACATTCCTTAACGTATTGATCTATTTAGTATAGCAGCGATCCATTTTCTTGTCAAGGGGGTCTGTAGAATAAATATCTTTAGCCTCTATTGGTTTAGAAAAAATGAAAAGATTAGCCCTTATCTTTTCGCTATTCTTAGTTACTCCCGTAAGTGCCGCTGAAATCACATCAAAAATCACTGACTCTGTACAGCTTAAGGTTGACGCTGCCGCTTCACAAGCTCTTCGTGTTGGAGCACAATACTCAGTTTCTGGGACAAATATTCAATCATCTACATTTGGTGGTGTAGGTGGTGCTGGAACATATTCAATCAACACTGCTGGTCAGGCATTCACATTCTCGGAAAGTTTAATTGATGCGGATACTACACCTGCATCTATATCAACTGGAGCAATTGCACCTTATGGAAATATTACCTCTACTGCTGCTGGTGTTGCTGGAAGCCTTGCTGGTACTCTCTCTGGCACATCAGTTCCCACTGTAACTGCTGGCGGTGCTGGTACAACAGCGACAGGTCAAAGATCTATTGAGTTAAGCGTATTCAAATGAGACACATAACTCCCGTTCTGCTTTTAGCAGCGGGAGTCATTTGTACTCCTGCATATGCTGAAAGTGTTGTGCCTAATTTTACCAGAGGCACGATTACTGCAACCACAGAAACAACCACAAAGATAGTAGAAGCAATTCGTCAGATTGAATATACAACTGGCACATCATACACTGTGACTGGAACTAATATTAACATTCCTGGCAATCCTGCGCCAGGATCAAGTTACACAATTATGAATCAAGGTGCTCCATTCCAGTTCAGTGAAACCCATCTCGGTCCTGGAGTGGCTAAAGAAACATGGATAGATCGCACCACCGAACAAAAATCTACCACAAACTCTATATCTGTCTTTACGCAATAGGTCTTTATGTATCGCCTGTGCTGGCTCAAACAGCTCCTAGTAATACTAATATCGCTGGGCCTTCTGCTAGTGCTACTGGAAACGTTACAAACCAAGCAGTCCAAGTCCTCCAAGGGCCGTATGCTGTTAATACCTACGGAGCAGGGATTAGTTGTCAAGGGCCAACTTTAAGCGTTTCCCCATTTGTTTTGGGAAATATGAATGGTGGCAATGATCCTTCAACGTATCAAACTCACAGTGGAAATGGTGGAGTAAGTATGGGCTTCAATTTCCCCCTTGATGGTGGTTTGACAGAACTATGCAAAGCAAGGGCAAGAGTTGAAATCACTAGACAACAAGCGGAAGCAGACAAAGCAAGATTAGATTTTGAATTAGTAAGATTATTAAAGTGTGGGGAAGCAATTAAGTCGGGTATATATTTTCACCCAGAAAGTCCTTATGCAAAAATATGTTCTGATGTTGTAGTAAAGTATCCTAAAGTGCAGGACGTGGTAAATGGAAATAAAACCAATAAGATCAGCAAAAATTGATCCCCCATCAATTATACCAACTATTGATGTTCCAATAACTCAAGAAGCTCCTCGTCCTATTATAAGAGGATTGGCTGTTCCTGTAATTAATATGCCTAATGGATCTATCAAATATCCAGTTATAGATGTTCCTACACAAGAAGAGTTTGATGCTGCGGTAAGAGCAGAGCAAAAAGCACAAGAAGAAGAAAAACAAGAAAAGACCAGAGGACTGCCTGATACAACCCCTACTCCTCAACTGCCTCCAGTTGTTCAAACCCCCCAGGATAATCGGGTTATTTCCGATGATGCCCCCAAAACTAACCTAGGAGTACCTGTCATTGAAGTACCAATCGTCGGGGAAGTTCCCATTCCACCTAAAGAGCAAGTTATTCTTGCTGGGACTACTGCTACTGCTTCTGTTGCTGCGGCTCTTGTTGGGAAATCTTTGGTGGAATGGATGGTAGGTAAAATGAAACCTATCGTTCAGCAGATATTTGTAAGGGGTAAGAAACTCTTGAACAGAGACCTTACCCCATATGAACTTCAAATATATTTTACTTTTGAGAAGAGTCAGTCTCTTAAGAAAGTCAATAAATTACT